TCTCCGTTTTTAAAGTATTGTTTTGTGATAGGTGAGTAGATTGTCACATCCGCTGAGATAAGCTGTGTAAGGTCCTTATCTGCAGAAAAAATAATAATTTTTTCGTCTTTAGATATCTTACAATAATAAGCAATAAGGTCATCCGCTTCATTGTCATGTATTTCGACCTGTCTTACAAATATCTCTTCAAGATATTGTTTGATTCGAGACTTCTGATACAAATACGATTCGTACTTGTATTCATTCATATCATCTTGTCGTCTGTTTGCTTTATATTGGGGGTATATGGATTTTCTGATGGATGAATTAGAATCACCATCCCAAAACACAACAACTTTATCATGGTTGTGTTCGTCAAGGAATTTGCGGAGTACACTCACAAAGTGAAATACTCCGCCCACATGAGCTCCGTCGTTAAACACGTCCTTTGCTCCGTGGAATCCTATCTTAAATAAATTATCTCCGTCTACTAATAATGTTTTAATCACGTTTGTGATTTATAATGTGAAACAATATACTAATCCTCTTTTTCTTCTTTTAAATCAAAATCTAAAGATGCAACTCCAAGAATATTTTTCCAATAGTCGGCATATTCTTTTTTGTAAACCTCAATTGATATCTTTTCTTCTGCAGCTTCTTTTCCTGCTAAGAACCCGTGTGGTGTTACAATTATCTTTCCATCTTCATAACCCAATCCATTGATGTGGTTTTTCATAACAGAAACTTTTGTTCTAATTGCAAACTTAACACTTCTCTTGTCTTTGGTTGCGGTAATCTTGTTTGTTCCCGCACCTTTTTGATTACCAAATAAAAATACCAACGATGAGTTTAACCAAATGGCCTCACCACCCTTAGCTTTAATTTTTGGTTGACCAAATGGATTGTCAGGTAATTCAACCCAAGGTTGATTAACAATAACCAATGTGTTTTCATATTTTGAATCAGATTTACGAGAACCTGAAATACGTTGGTTGATACCCATACCAATTTTGTCTGCAAGTGTAGATGCGTTGTGTTGTTTACCCCCTTTACCTTCAAAGGTCATCTTACAAGGAACTGAACCTACAGAATCCCATAAGAATAATAAACTATAATCCAACTCACCTTTTTCTTGCGCATCCAACAAACTATTGATGTAGTCGGTGATTTGCTCAATGTAGTTGAAATTGTTATTGAAGATGTAAAAACCATCCCAATCCAATTCACCTGTTGATTCGTCAACAACTTCTTCACAATCAAATCCCATAAGTTTTGCGTGTTCAAAAGACCATTTCTGTTCTGTAATAATGAATACAGGTAAAATACCTTTCTTCTGAGCATCAACGGCAGTTTTAACTAACGCTGTAGTTTTTCCTGTATCTGAGTGACCCAAGAACATATTTAAATGTCCGATTGCGGGGCCAGGTAATCCAACCGCATCTAAGAAATCTTGTCCTAAGTCAAAAAATCTTTGGGGCTTGTATTTTGCAGAAGTTGAGAATTTCTTCTTAACTGAACTAAAATCGTTTTTCTTTATTGCCATGTGTGATATAAATTAAATCATGTATGGTACCATACAAGATACCATACATGATGTGTTTTGTTTTATTAGAAAGGTAAATCTCCGTCAACCTCGTCATTCGCTTGAGGGTCAACAATAGGTGCTTTTGTTTCAGCCTTTTTAGCTCCACCCATAGATGTTGTAGATTCGGTGTCGTTACCATATACATAACCACCTTTATCACTATCCCATTTTGGTGTTTCTCCACGAGCGATTGCTTCAAGATAGTCAACAGGTTTTTTAGAATATACATCCAACCAAGTCAACTCGTCATTAATCCAAGAATTACCTTGAACCTTTTCTTCGTGTATTGCTGTTGGGTCGTCATACATAATTGTAGAAATACTTGTATATTCTTTACCTGCAGGTGTTTTAGATTTTGTTAATTCAATGATAAGGTCACGTCCTTTTTCAGGGTCAGTAATGTCACCTTTGTTTCTCCAAATTGGAATGATTTTATCCAAGATACCATCATTCTTATAGTTGTGTTTAAATCTCCAAAATTTAACACCGTCTTCTTCGTGGTCTCTATCAATCACCTTAACGATGTAGAATTTACGAGACTTGTATTGTTTTGCTAATTCTTTATCAGATTCTTTACCTGTTGACATTAATTCTTCATAAACCTCATTTAAAGGAGAACGCTCATTGTCATTCTTTCCTGGGTCGTAAAATTTTTGCCATTGTCCACCTACTTGGATTTCGTGGTACCATGCTTCTTTGAATGGTGAAGAACCATCTGATGTAGGTAAAATACGTACTCTACGTTGTCCTGATTTCTCTTTGTCACTAAGAATACAAGCGAAATACTTTTTCATTCTTTCGTCTTGTGACATTTTGTTTTGGGCCCCGCCCCCTTGTTGTGCTTTTTCGTACTGTGCCAATACGGCGTCTAATGAACTCATCATGTTTTTTATTTTTTAAATTGTTATGTAAATATAGTATAGTTTTCTGGATTTGTCAAATAAAAAAACCACCCAAAAGGTGGTTTTCATTAATGTCTAAATTAATATTATTTGTATTTATATTCGTCTTTGAATCCATTTCCTTGAAAAGAACTTTTGATATCGTTAACGTTAATGTCTGTAACATCATCAGGAGTTAAAACATAATCATTTTTTCCTGTTTTTTCCATCTCTTCTTGTTTGTCGTCAAAAAATTGTGAAAGTTTTTGGTTAAATGGATATGAATCATAACTTCTCAACTCTAATTTTTCTTGAGGTGTCTTTTCTCTGTATTTCTCAATTTTGTTTTCAAGAGCATTAAGTTTATTCATAATTGCATCCATCTCACCTAATCTTGATTCTAATTTATTTAATTGACCAAATAAATTTTCAAAATAGTCATCTTGTTTAGATTGAATATCTTTTTGAGCGGTAACTAATTCTGTGATGTCTAATTCTTCTGAATCAGATGATTCATCTTTCTTTTCATCAGATTTACCCTCATCATCAATTTTTTCAACATCAGGGTCATTTTCAACATCAATTGGTTCAGACCCACCTGTTGGCGGTGGTGGAGGTGTTGCAGCAACATCTGCAGGAGGTGGTGGAGGTGTAGCTCCTGCTTCAGGTGCTAATGCACCTAAATCGGCAGGTACTTCCGCATCTTGCTCCATTATATATTTATTGATACTTCTGTATCTATTAATTTCACTTAATATTTTTTTATCTAAACTCATAGTATTAACCGTTTAATAATTGTTTTATACCGTTAGCAGTTTCAACTCTAACTTTTCTGTTGGCAGTTGTTTGGTGTCCAGCTCTTTCAATAAGACCGTCTCTTTCTCTTACAGTATAACAATCTCCTGTATCTAGGTCACAAACTTGTTTAGTTCCGTCACCGTTATCTTCTTGGGTGAATCTTGTAGACTTACCAAGATAGTTATCTAATGCTGATTTAATATCCATAATAATGTTTATATATAAATATACGGTTGATTAAATAAATTTAAGAGTAAATTGGAATGATTGGAAAGCGTCAGGCTTGTCTGGTGATATTGCAACAAATTGTATTTTTGAATAAATAACAGAAGCATTATTTATTTCAGCATCGCTCACATTACTTGAATTTTTTAACTCAGCTAATAATAAGGCGTCAGTAATATAGAATATTTTCTTGTCATTACTCAAATACCCCTCTAAATCTCTACTATCCGTTACTGTTTCCAAAGTGACAGTTTCAACCGTATTATTAGGTCCAAGAACTCTTTTATCTATTTTCCAACTCCATCTTATATTATTATCAACCATAATCCAATCACCAGCGGCAGGATTAATACTAACTCTTAATGTTGAAGCCCCTCCATTAGGATTATATGTTGTAGTTCCAACTAATGGTAGTGGTCCAGTTTGTTGTGGTTGAGTGTTAACATTTGGTGGTGCACCTGGTATTGGAGGTGGAGGTGTAGGCGTTTTTTGATTTGGGTTATATGTGAAATTACCTGTTGTGGTGCTATTACCATGGGTTCCTTTAATAATAATTGGATTATTTCCTACTGTAATTGTGTTACTATATGGTACAACCACACTAATATTAAACGCATTTAAAATGGTTATACCTGTAGTTGTCGTTACGTTATTTATTGTAATACCCGTTACCTCATCTAAGTTGTTACCAACAATAGTTAAAATAGTACCACTAACACCCGTTAATGGTGAGAATGATGTTATTGTTGGGGGTGGGCAAGATGGTATTACGTTTGTAGTTGTATTCAAACTATTAGGAGGTGTAACTACACCAGCCAAAGTGTCGGCAATTTTTTTCTTTTGGGTTGCATTTGCAACTTTTAGTTTTGTTGTTGCCTCAACATTTAATCCAGCATCTCCTGCAGATTTAAACGCTTTGTCAAATGTGGCCTCTAAAGTTTTAAATTCCGAAGTATGTGAATCATAATAAGATTCGGCGACATTAGAAATAGGCCAATAACAAACATAGTATTTGGTAATACCCATTCCATCAACAAACACTTGATTAACTCTTGGTAATAATCTAGCAATCATAAAATCAAAAAAATCTCCAATTGTATTAAAATTTGCAATTGGTTGTGACGTTTTTGTTCCTGTTGAATTTGGAATGTTAACACAAGAATATTTTTTAGGACTAAAATATCCATTACCTGTTGCGCCGTAGTCTGTTGTTAACGTCACATTCGCATAATTGTTAGCATACCCATAAAACTTATTTTGGTCAAATGTTTTTGCGTAACATATCATGTAAATAAGAACTTGTAAATCAGGATTATTTGTTTTCTTTTCAAGTTCTTTAACAAAGTCATCTAAAGTAATACTCATTGTTGTTGACGATTGAACATCACCCCAACTATCATACGCAACCGCTAAATTATTACGACATGAATTTTGAGCGGCTGCGGTACTACCACCTGCCTGACTAACATATTTAGACTTATCGACGTTTGTAATTGCCTTGGCTGTAACGTCATCTTTAGAGTTTTTAACAAGAGATTCAATTTTAGTTAATAAGTTTTGATTAATACTTTGTAAGAAACTATTAATTGATGGTAAATCGTATATTCCTTGTCTAATACCTGTAAATGATGTTTGAAAACTACCCGCGGTTATTACATGGTCAACTTGTGTTATAAAATAAGGTCCGTTAAACATTGGTACATGTCTAAGATTAAAATACATTGTTGGTTGTAATAAAGCATTACCTAAACATCTAACAGTACATTGATAACTTCTCTGTTTATATAAATTGTATAAACTAACATTTTGTGTTGCAGTATTTTTACCATTAGCTTGGTCAATCATATTTAATTGTGTTTGTATTGACTCTGAAGTTGCCTTACCAGAATCCATACCAATATCAATTGAATAAAATATATTTTGATTTCTATTCCCAACATCAACATTAAACCCAACACATTTGTTTGAGATAGCATAATCTTTTTTATTCGCAGGGTTCTCAATTAAAGGATTGTCTGAAGCCCTCCTTAAATCAAATGCATCATCTCTAAATCTTGAATTTCCTTTAGGTAAATCTAAGTGTGTCGATGGTTGCCCAGCATAAAAACAAATCATTTTTGGACCTGATTTTCTATAATCAACATTTAAAAATGTTCCCCACATATTGTCAGCAAATTCTAAACTACCTTCAGGTTGTGGTATTGTTGTACCATCAACTTCTTGTATATTATAAAAATTAACATAAGCAGGAAGTGGCATAACATTAAATTTATTTTTAATTAAAATACCACTCATAAATGTGAATACACTCATCTCCATGTTAAGTGAATTTTCACTTAATATATTTTTTAAATCAAATATGTCAATAATGATAGTGTCACCAATATTTCTTGATGCTCTATCTAAGAACATAATATCTTCAAATAAAGTCTTAGATGTATAATCAGACCCAGCAATCCATTTATCATTTAACGCTTTGAATACTTCGTAATTTTCTACCTTACTTTGTTGCCCGTCAATAACACTTTGAATTGCTCTTTCAGGTAATTCTTGTTGGTTAGGTAAATCTTTCCTAACTCTAGTTAATATTTGATTTAATACATTATTCTGAAATTCTGAAGTTAAACCTAAATAAGTTTGAACACTACTTTTAAATTGAGCCCTTGATAATGTTGGTGTATATAATTTTTGAGTTGCATACATTTTGATAATTGGAGCTAATAATACTACATTGTTTTCAGTAAATTCAATATCATTATCAATAAAGAAATCTGTAATATATGAACCGTTATTATCGTATATTAAATTTGGTATTGTTGAGAATCCGACTTCAGTTTCTAAAACTCTCCAAACGTTAGGGTATCTCGATTTAGACGCCTCTAAAGTAGTGGTGTTTAATGATGAAGGTAAACTATCTTTAACATATGGATTAAACACTATAGGATTTACAATATCATTGTTACCACCACCTTGAGCAAGGTATGATGCCATTACTCTTCTATTATAGTCCGCAGGATTACCGTATTTTAAAATAACATCATACTCTAAAAACGCTTTAATAGTGTTTGAAAAAATAGTTAATTGTGTTTCCCCAATTGTTTTAAAATATTCTCCGTTGGTTAATGAGCTTTTCTTACCGTCAATCTCCATCATATTTCTAAAAAGAAACTGAAAGTTTCTAAATAGA